GTCTACATACTTCTTAGTAGCTGGCTCGTAGTCAGCGTCGGGAGTAAATGATGTTGTGTTGTCAAGTTCTAGTACATTTGCTTTAGTTGCTAGCGCTGTAAGGTCTTGGTCGCCTGTGTTAGTTCCTGATACTGCATTAAGAGCAGTTATGTTTGAGTGTATGTCTGTAGAGTATGTTCCGAGGTCACTTATCTGTGACTCAGTTATCGTTAATCCCTTAGATAGGTTGTCTATCGTGGACTTTTTATTAGTACCAGAAATTGCCATAGTCGTGTCTGACACATCGACTACAGGTACTAAATCAGTAGCGGCTGGAGTTGTTAGTCCGGCCAAGTCAGTTATTTTTGTGTCTGCGATAGAGCTATCCTCCTATCTTGTTAACGCTTGTTCGGCTGTTTATAAGTGATCAAGATAGAGTAAAGACACCCGAGGCGTTTATACTTACGTCTAAGGTATTACCGTCTGTAGCTGTTACATCTGCTGGGGTTGAGTCCAAAAGTGCGTAAGCTATGACGTTTCCACCTACTTCGTAAAGTACTGCAAATCGAGCAGTGATTGAACCACCTGATGCTGTCCATGTAGCGGGGTCAGTCGTATCAAAGGTAACTGTTGTAGTGCCTGAGAGTGAACCTGTTACTGCGTTGCCACCAGTTGTGTAACCGTTGACGTTTGCGTGTTCGTTTGTTAAACCAGCGTAGGTAGTGCTACCTGAGCCGATGTTTGATGTTGATAGGAACAATGCGACCTTTAGGCTGTCTGTGTCTAAGTCAAAGTCTCCGTTTAGGAGGCTAGTCCTAGTTCCGTTTGTAAATGTCCATGTGCCTGCAGCCATGATATTCTCCTTTGTTTAATTATTATGGTTTACACACGGTTTATCCGCCTTTATTAGACAAGCAGTGCATAAGCCGTCCTAGGATGAGAGTATTCGTTAACACCCGTCCTAGGATAGATTATATACTCTTTTATGTGGATTACCTTGCGTCTCATAATTCGCTATTCAGCCTCCCTAGCTAGGGTCGGAAAATGTAATCTTCCAATTGCGACCATCAACGTCACCATCAGAAATTGTGTAATCACCGTTACCGTCACCAGCCGTCAGTGTAGCGGTGGCTAGTTCGTAGGTAGTTGTAGCCTCATTGAGGGTAGTAGGTTGAGAACTACAAACAGATAAGGTGGTAGCAGTACTGTCCTGAACCTCAAGTTTTATAGATTTCTTATTCATGGTTAAAATTATAGGTAGCCCAGGAAGAAACACAAGTGTCTAAACAACCATTTCCTGTGTCCACATCTTCAGCACTTTCTTTGATACTTCTGGCAAAATTGTTATCTCCTTAAACTTGCCAGACGATTGATAGACGGAGTTGGGCTCATGTAGGACTCTCAGCCCATTCTCCCAGAAAGTTACAGATAACGCGTAGGAGTTGTCCATTGTTCTCCTATTTTTTATATCCATATATTTAAGAAGAGAGCTTCTGCGAATAATTGACCCTGCGATATAGCCTATTCTTGATAGATGATAGTTAACTTTACCGTCACACTGATTACACCTGCCTGGATAGCTCAGTCCCATAACATCAACATCTCCAAACTCTACTCTAGGGGCAACCATCGCTAATTTCCTATAGTGAGGATTATCTAAAAAGGGCTCTAAGCCTCTTCGGATAGAACCCTTACTAATTCCTGAATCATACTCTAACAATAAAATAAAATCGCCCTGAGCTTTTTTAAGCCCTAGGCGCCAATTCTTATAAATTACTTCGCTGTCTATGCCTGCCAACTCACGTTGCAACATTCGTTGCATACCAGGTCTTTTATCTGGGACTATAACCGTTAATGTCATTGTTTCTTTCCCTCCACTTTTTAGGGTTTACCATAGTCCTATAGTGGGTGACAGTCCCATTATCGCCAAGCTCTGTTTTAATGTTTCTATAATTTCCATCAGGTCGAGGGGTAAGGTTGATGTAATCATCAGTGAAAGGGGTACCTTCAACCACCGCCCCAGCTATTTCATAATCTGCTTCATCCAACCCATATAGAGAGCCAACTGTAGCAGCATCTATATAGGTTTCCCCTGCTGTGGGGGTAAGTTTTCCGTTCCCACTAAATACTTTATATATTTTAGCCATTAGCTACATCCTAGCACATTAGAGATTAGAGAACCACCTAGCATACCAATAATTGTTCGAGTGAACACCGAGTGATGTCGGGTCACCCACTAGTTCCAACTCAGCCACAATCTCTCGTAGCCAGTGGTTATCCGAGTAGACACCAGTACCACCGGCTATTGTTTTAAGCCAGTGGTTATTGGTGCTGGGAGTGGTGCCACTTGCAAGCTGTTGTAACCATTGGTTACCACTTTTAAGTGTAGTACCTCCAGCAATCTGCCGCAGCCAGTCTCTATTAGAGTTGACCGCCATTACTATACTCCGTAACTAGGTTGTGCGTTGATTGGGTCAACGTGCCAGTTATAAGTAAGTGAGTATATTCTCATCTGTTTAGCACCATCTGGGGTTGTTGTTGGCGTAACAGTGTTGCTTTCTACAGCACTGTTGTTTGTTGAAGCGGATGCGTTCTCTAGTGTTGCACTACCGTCAGCAGCAATCACAAGTATTTTTACCTGTGAGTCTGATGCGATACGATGTCCAACACCGAACTTATTGCCATAACCAACATCTACTGTAGCACCAGAAGGGATGACTACGCTTGTGACGCTAGAGAAAGCTTTAGCACCCTGAACAAGTAATAAACCACTAATTGTGATAGTTTCACTTATAGTTGCGCCCTCGGCGTTTTTACCAGTAACGACTACGTCGCCAGCTCCGGCAGACGCTTTGATCGTGACGTTTCTTGCTCTTGTTGGTTGCGACAAAACAGAAGTGTAAGTTCCCGCAGTAGCTCCATCAAGATATGCGTCACCGTCTAGCGTTCCTACTTTTCCTAAATCAGTTGCGGCGAAAGAAGTAGAAACTACGTTCCTTTTTCCAAACACGCCATTGTCACCATAAGTATGGCGAGTGTATCGAGTTGTTTTACTTAACATAATAATCTCCTTTAATTAATCTAAAGAGGAGGGGGCTCGGAGAGCCCCGCTATCCCCTGTTATGAAACTCTTACGAGTTATCACCTTTACTTCCGTAAACTGCTCGCCAGTCTGAGAAGCCAGCACTCCAACGACAAACTACAGACCATTTTGAGGTCTTAGTGTCGAAGTCGTATTCTGGTCCTTCTAAACCACGATTATCACGGTCGAACCAGTTGAGCTGATGCTCAGAGCTGTCTGACACGAACCAAGCGGTATCGCTACCACCTGCAGCAGCACCCAAGAAATCCCAAACAACAATCTTCAGTGCACCCTTGTAAGGGTTAATGTCGTTGTTGCCTGTTCCTGTACGTTGCTGTGACTCTAGTAATATCCTTGCTTCTTTTTCAAGAGCAGGTGGAACTGTCAGAGTATCAGGGGTAATCATTTGTAGTTCACCCTTGTTATCTTTGGTCGCTCGCATTGTTACTAAAGCGGTTTCTAGTGCATCTTCATCAAGGTCGGCAGTCGTATAGTTGCTCGCAGTTCCACCGCTACGAAGAGGGTGGTCTGTTGCAAACAAAGCTTTGCCATCTCCACCGTTGAACAAAGCTGAACCACCACCACCATAGGTGAACCCATGATTTAGAATGTCAGCACCGAATTGTTCACGGGTACGCATTTTAGCTTTTGCTAAGCGCCCTGGAGCTTTCTTAATGATATTGTATTGGTCATCCTCATACATTTCGTATGTGACCGCCTCACCCTTAGCAAATGTAAGGTGTGAGTAAACTACTGGGTAGCCGTTGGTTGGAGCTTCGTAAACGATGCTGTCACCTTCAGGCTTTTGGGCTAATTTCCCAAGACCCGATACCGAAGTATCTTTCTCGTAAGCTTTGTCGCTAGAAGATATATTGAATACCTCTGACAACTTACTAGGAAACTGCTTCTCGGTGTCACTATAAATAGTGCGAAAAGTAGGGTCTAGGAGCATAGGCCAATTTGGTCTAGTATTTAAAGCCATATTCTATATCTCCTATGCGTTTACTTTATATTTATGCTCATTGATAATGAATACACCGTAAGTGTCATCATTATTGTAGCTAAACTCTACACACTCGACTTGCCCAGTTGTGCCAGTAGTGCTGGTGTCAACTTTCTGTACTCCAGTTGTGCCAGTCAGGTCAAAAGCCGTTCCAACATGTGAAGCTGCGAATGTAGTAGTGTCATTGTCGTTTTCAATTGCAAATTTTGCATTAGGTTCTACGACAACAAGAACCGTTACTGTGCCAGCTGAGTCGCCAGTTGCTGTTAATGTCATGGAATGGTCGGAAACATCGTTAGACTTTCCGCCCTGAACTTGACCTAAAAGAGTCTTACCAGTGATAGAAGCGTTAGTGACACGGCCAGAACTGAGGTAAACAAAGTCACCGTCCGTTACTGTAACGCCATTAGCGACAGGATACTCTTTGGTAACAGCAGTGGCACCGCTAACAGCAGAACCAATATATGTGTTCATATAATTACCTTTATGAGTTGAATTGATATTTACTTGAGGTTTTCAAGCAGTTGCTTCTCAGTTAATCCATACTTTTTGCCGTAGGCTATTTGTTCTGCACTGAGTTGTTGCTCATTCTTTGAACTAGCTTTCTTGGCTGAAGCGGTTTTAGACTTAGAAGCAGTCTTTTTAGCAGCCTCCGCAATCTTTGCCTTCTTGTCATCTTCCTTTTTCTCCTCGCGACCCATCATCCTCCAAGCCATCGGTAGAGCCTCACTCATTTTTGGTATCTTGCCCTTTTTACGAGAGCGTTCACCAATAATTTCGAGATTTTCTAGCAATTCAGCCTGTAAGTCTTCATCAGAGTCAAGCTCTGGGTAGTTTCCTGCAAAGTCTTCATAATCCTTTGCCATCTGCTCTTCCATATCTTGACGAGCCTTGAGTAAAGCAGGGTCAACAGTCGGATTCGGTTGACCTTCTAGGGTCTCATCCGATATTAACTTCGCGAGTTCAGGGTTCTTAGCGACAACACCATTGATTTTATCAAGCTTGTCTTGAACTTCCTTCTTTTCAGTGGAGAGTCTTTTACCTTCTCTACTAGACTTGCGATAAGCTTCTTCAAGATTTGGGGCGTACTCTTCTAAAGTATCACCCTTGATTTGTGAAAATGCTTTTTTGAACTCGGAATCTTCCTCTTCCTCTTCATCAGAATCGTCTTCGGTTTTATCCTCATCATCATCGTCATCAGAGTCGTCTTCAGAATCATCGTCATCATTCGACTCGGCATCATCTTCAGCGTTATCTTGGGTTTCGTCATCTAAAGTTTCGTCTTCCGAAGTATCATCCTCGGTTTCTACTGCCTTATTTGTCTTGTCCAAGCTCTCCTCAGTTGATATATCCTTGTCCGCCATATTGAGTCCTTTCTGGTCAGAATCAGATTTTTAATCTGTTGTTCTGATTTATCGTAATAAATGTGTCACTACTCACCGGCAAGTAAGTAGTCACTTATTATTGCGATTTTTGGCGCTCGTTGTTGGTCTTTTTAAGGTTGTCGCTGAGCATTTGTGTCATCTCCATTAGCTCGTTAGCCCTACCACGCATTTCTCTCGTATGATAGTGATCGGCGGAACTTTTTAAGACAAGCTGTGCGATTTGCAGTTGGCGTAGTCCGAAAGCTTTTTCTATCACACCGCGAATATCACTCTCCCAAAAGTCTGCTAAGATTACCTGTTCTTTCTTGCTTAACTGCTTTCGTATATTACGTGTTATCTCTTCGTTCATTAGGCTCTCCTACCTGTAACTATATACATAAGTAATCCCAAATAGCAAGTATCTATTGGAAGTTAGGCTGAATATCAACGTCAGCCCCTCCGCCAGGAGCAGGTGCGCCACCACCAGCCATCATTGCACCAGCGGCAGCAGCGGCTTGTCCACCAGCATCTCCACCTTCTTCTCCAGCATCAGCCATAGCCTCATCCACGCTACCGACGTTAGGATTGTTATCATGCTCACCCAGAGTGTGGTGCTCGAAGATTTCTTCAAGAGCTGGATTCTCCTTAATTAGTTCATCGTATTGCTGGCTATTCATAAACTCTAGGTGAGTTGCAGTGTGCTCTTCAGTAGCGCCTTCGGTGGCATCCAAAGGTTGGCCCTTGCCCATAACCATATTTTCGTGCATCGCTAGACGTTGCCAGTCCTCAGTAGTCCAGCCTTTATCTTTCATCCAAAAATCAGGGTCTTCATCATTAACCTGTAGATAGCGCTTAACTGCCTTAGTTGGGTCAAGCACCGCCTGGAGTTGTGGATTGAGGGCAAGAAGGTTGAACATCTCGGTAATCTTAGCTTGCTGTAGTGGCTTACTCAATACAGTATGTGTATTGGCAGCCATCAGTACATCCCATTGACCGTCCATAAACCTTGCATGACTTTTATCAAGCTTAAAGCTGGAGGTGCCGTCAGTATCATTAACCTTGAGTTTCTGCTTATCAGTGCCGGCGTCTTTAATAATCTCAAATTTCTTGCCTTCAACTCTAATAGTTTTATAAGTTTTTTCAGTGCGCTCTTCGCTACCTCTGGTGATTTTTTCAATCTTAGGTGCAGGATAAAAGAACTGGATATTACTCCACTTTAATCGCCCCAACCGAACAACAGAATTCATCTCACCCAGAGAGTTAACTAGGTTTATCCTGCGTTGTGAAGCTTCTTTTAGAATCGCAGCCTCAGTAGCCGTTCCGCCCATGTTTTTGCCCTGGAGCCTATCATCAATACCATGCGCTCTGCGTATATCATCTAATAGCATCTCCTCAGTTCGGTAGTAGCTCATCGGAGTATCGCCATATTCTAGGGGCTCGATGACATCTCTTATGTTCAGACCGTTAGTATTTACGGATATAAAGCCGTTAGGTCGGCTACGGGTCTCTTCCTCGTCTAGGTCTACCAAATCATTCACCAGGAACATCTTGTTTATGTTAAGATTATTCCTATCAATATTAAGATTTCTTAGACTCTTGCGCTCTTCAGTTAGCGAATAAATAAC